TAAGTTACTTTGAACCAGAACCAAACCCACCTCCGCGCGTCGTGCTGGACTTGCGGTCCGAGAACAACGGCATCCGTGGATCATTGTTTCGCATGAAGTGGTTGTCCACTGAGTCCATCTGAGCTTGTGCTTGACGACCGTAGTAATCATCCCGTGAGCGTGCAAGTTCAGCGGGCATCTTGCAGAGCATGAGGCCACCAATTTCCACGTTCCCGGTCTTCTCGTTTCCGGCCAGCATAAGTTCAGGATGGTCAACCGCCTTCACCGGCTCCCAACCCTCACGCATCTTTTTGGACACGTTGGTGGGGTCGGCCTGTCCCAGGACGTGCGTCGCAATCCAGCGATACACATAACCCGGCTCAGGTGTCGGATCGGGCAGCGAACTCGAAGGTGTGTACACCATACGAGCAGATTTTTCGCGTGACTGCATGTCACGAGGCATACGGTTTTGAGTTTCAGCCATTTTGGTTCTCCAGTTTTGCCACTTGAGCAGCGTACTGCTGCGGGGTCAGGCCCAGTTTCTTCGCCAACGCAACTTGTGTTTGGGTCAGACGGATTTTTCCAGCACTCGTTGTACGAGCGGCAGGTGCCACGACCGTTGTGGGTTTCTTTTGAACCTCACCCGTTCTCGGCTTGTCTTCGTTGCCACCGAAAATCTCGGGGAACTTCGACTTCATGCGACCGTCAATCTGGTCGAAGTAATCATCGGAGCGAGGGTCAACACCCCCGTTGACTAGCTTCTGGTGCAGCCCTAGTGCGTAGCTGGTGTATTCCTCAAATCCAGGTTGCCCGAACCACTGGTTTTTAGCCTGCCAGCGCAGGGACTTTTCGTCGGGTTGAACTTGAACTTGCGGTTGTTGTTGAGTTTGTACAGGAATTTCTTCGGTCTGTAAAGCCTGCGGACGGAATCTTTTGGCTTCCTCAACACGCCATTTAGCCGACGCCAGTTCTTCCTGGGCAGCGATGATGGCGTCTGTATCAAAAGACTCCTGTGCTTCCTTGAGTTTGCGACGGGCCATCTCCAGTTCACCTTCCGCTTCCTTGCGGGCGGAATTGACCAGAACCTCTTGGCCTTCGTTGTAGCTCTTCTTCAGCCGATTGTTTTCGGCGATAAGCTGCTGTGCAAGACGCTCAAGCTCAGCCTTCTCCCGAGCCACGGCTTCTTTCTGACGACGCTCGTCATGGCGGGCATGCGTCAGTTCTTTGATCCGCGACTGGACCTTATCCGAGTAGGACTCGATCTCTTCATCGGTCGGGTCAGAAACCTCTTTGTCTAGAGGTTTACGCCCGCGATCTCGCTCGGGGGTGTCGTCAACGATTTCGACATCTACGTCGCCTTCGCCTTCGATTTCTACCTTGACTTCGTTTTCCTTTTCGTCAGGAAACTTGAACTCTTCTTTGTCCATTAATCACTCCTTCAAGCGCGGGTGAGTCCGCGAGGGTCTTGCACAACAGCATCCACCTGATCGTCATTGATCAGACGAAACTCTTTGCCAAAGATTTTGAATCTGGTGCCGGAGTAAGTCCTCACCAACACAAAATCTCCAGGCTTACACCAAGCGCCCGTAGGGAAACGCTCGGGGTCTTTGTAGGCCGAAGGGCCTTGTTTGAGCACGAACAGCACCGTGGTGGCGTGTTCTTCTTGGCGCATGTAACTGTCAGCCTTGATCAGGCTTGAGTTCTCAAACGTGTCTGAAACATCAGGCACGATGCACAGCAGTTTGTGACCTGCAGGCTCGGGAAGGGCTGTGGCCTTCTCTTCAGGGGCGAGGTTCTCGTCCTGTTCGTCCTGGGGTTGAATGGTCTTAGGCAGGCTAATGCCCGGTGGGAGGATGATTCCCGCTTCACTCGTCTGCATCTTCGGCTTTCTTTGCAAGGTCAAGGATGTAACGCTCTGCCATCGCCAGACCTTGGATGACGCCGCAGAGCTTCTGGTATTCCTCAAAATTGCGACACGCACCACCCGCCAAGTCATCGGCGTAGTTGTTCATGTCGGTGCGTATTTGTTCGCGCAATACGCGTGCGAAATCTTGGATCATTTAGTGGGCGTGTCCTTTCGGCGTTGTTGGGCCTCTTGCGCTTTGGCCTTTGCGATGTCGATGCCCATGCGGACACCTTCACGTTCTTGCTGAGCCTGCAGTGCTGCCTTGTCTTTCTCGATGTCCGCCTGGGTCTTCATGGCACGAAGCTCCAGGTCGCCCTTGATGCGCTCAGCTTCAAGCTCCTGCTTATCTGCCGTAGCCGTTGCATCGAGCATGATCTTCTGAGCCTTGAGTTCAAGCTCCTTCTGACGCAGCGCCAGTTCTTGCTGCTGCATCTGGATCACCGGGTCTTGCATCTGCTGCTGCGCCTGCTGCATCGCGGCCTGCTGAGCGGCTTGGGCGTTGACTTGCGCAGCGGCTTGGGCCATCATTGACGACAGCGCGATCTCGATTTGCGGCGGGAGTTTCTCGTCTTCGGGAGGCAGAGGCATGCCCAACTGCGCCTCAATCTGCTTGCGCATCTTGTAGCCCAGGTGTTCAGCAATATGCGCTTGCTGCGCGGCAACGATTTGCTGCGCCATCGGGTTCTGCCCCACAACCTGCGCCACCAGCGGGTTCTGCGTAATCATCATGTGCACCGCGATGTGTGCGTCGTGATCCTGGTGCAGGAACGCCTTGACCGGCTTGTTCTTCAGCAAGTCTTGGTTCTCCGAAACGGGGTCGATAGGCTTCTCGTCGTCAGGCAACGGAACGAGCTTCTCTGCGTTCTTGATGCCCAACACGTCCAGCATCGCCCTGTGCAACTGCGGCAGGTCGTAAATCTGCGGGGCCATCTGCGCCATCTGAATGACGGCTTGGTACTGCACCACCCGCTGCGACATCGTGGCCGCGTTGGGGTCGCTCACAGGGATAACGTCTACAAGGTCGTAGTCCGACTGCTTGGCCCGCTTGGTGCCGTACTCAGGGTCGTACTCGTAGTCCGGCTCGGTGTAGTCGCGGATGATCGACTTCAGGAGCTTGAACTCCTGCTTGAGCGAGTAGTGAGTGCGGGCCTGGACCGCCGTCAAAATTTTGAGTTGCCGCTCCAGCAGCGCCAGCGTGGTGCCCACCGGCGCCTGCGCAGACATGTCGGCCACCTTCATGTCTGCGGTGGCAGCGAAGCGACGACCCTCCTCTACGATGTTGCCCAGCAGGGTGTAGAGAACTTGGCTGGGCTCTTTGTACGGCAGCGGCAGGATGCTGTCGCGGATGTTGCCGGAGGCTACATCGACATCGCGGAACTCGCCAGGGGCGATAGGCGTGTCATCGCCCTTGATCCGCAAACCACGTGACTTCAGTCCGCCAGGGAGGTTAGACAGAGTGCCAGCATCAACAAGCTGACGCATGAGCGAAGTAGCACTCTTTGCAAAGCCACCGATAAGATGGAACAGACCAAAGCCGTACGCTCCGAAGCCTGGAACGTACTGGTAGTGCACGAAGTGCTGGCGCTTGAGTTTGAGGTCGTCATCCTCGTTCCAATTCCTGTAGATGCTCAGGATGGTGTTCGTACCGCGAATAACGGTAACCACGTACGGCACGGCAATCTCGCCGTCCTTGTCACCAAACGGGTCATCTGGGATGTGCAGATCAACGTGCACCTCCATCAGCGTGAAGCGATCATCGTTGAGATCGCTGAAGCCCGTCTCTTTATCTTTGGCCTGCTGGATGTCGGACTTGTTCTTGTCCGGCTCGCCCAGTTCTACCTCACGGTAAAACCCTGCAGCCTGCAGCTTGATAAGGTCGTTCTTGCTCTTGCGCATGACGTGCGTCAGGCGACGGCACGTGTCCATGTCAGTGGTGCCGTACGGCAGGATGATGTCCTCCGCAGGCACAAACATGCTGACTTGACGACCTAGGTTCGGGTCGTAGTACACCTTCTTGAACGCCGAGCCGGTAGCCGGGAGGCTCCACAGCATGCGCTCGTGCTCAGGCCGGTACTCCTTCATGACTTCGGTCAACTCGAAGTTCATGTCGTCCTGCACACGAACGGCGGCTTCTTTCTTCTCGGGCGTCTCTTTGCCGATGATCTTGGTCTTGACCGGGCCTGCTGCAGGGAACGTCTCCGTGATCATCTCTGACTGGAAGCGCACAACGGCTTCCGTAATCATCGGATGGAATACACCACAGGCGCCGTTCCACGGCTCCGTCCGCTCTTCGATCTGCAAGCCCAGCAGCTTCAGACCGTCCACATACGCCTTCTCCCACTCCTTGCGGGAGGCTTTGTCCTGGTCGATCTCAGACATCAGGTCGCCGCCCAGGCCCTCAATAAAGCCTGAGTCAAGATACTCAGCCAAGTTGGCGTCGAATGAGTCTGCGGTCTTGGGTTCTGGGCGGAGGCTGATCTCCATTCCGTCGATGCCGATGTTGACCTCTTCTGGGTCAACGATCTCGATTTCAATCTCGGGCTCTGCCTGTGCCAGTTCCTCGATGCCGGTGGGGGCGGGGTAAAGCGCCTTGTCGATGTTGGTTGCCATCATGAATCCTTAGTAGTACGCCGCCTTGCGTGGCGTGAAGTAGCCCTGCTCGGCCTCATCAGAGTCCAAGCTGACAAAGCCCCCTTGACGGAAGCGCAGCAGGGCTTGGGTCGTAGTGTCCACGAAGTCGTCGTGCTCGCCTACTGGGAACGACGCCATCTCCTCGATGACCTCCCGTGCCCAGCGCGTGTCGGGCGCCCAGACTTTCCCAGAAAAGAACAGGTCAGCCACAGCGTTCATCCGCACCACCTTGTCGTTGCCACGTGATGGTGTGTACTCGGCCACGGGGATACCCATGTTTCTGAGTTCGTATATTAAAGGCGCACCTGCAGCCTTCTTTTCCACGATGAACGCGTCAGGCTCCCACTCTTTGTAGTGCTTGAGCGCCACTTGCTTGAGTTCGGGAAACGCCATTCGATCCTTAAACGCGTCCAGCAGAATCAACTGCGGGGCGTCGCCCTCTTCTTCGTTATAGAACACGCCCCAGGTGGTGCAGGCGCTGAAGTCGGAGGTGGTCTTTGTCTCGAACGCCGTGTCCCAAGACTGGATCACGTACTCGCACGTGGGCGGATCGTCTTTTGGCCACAGCCGCCAATGGTGGCGTCCCACGATGGCGGAAGAGTCTGCCGTAGGCTGCTGCATGTACTGCGCGTTCCAGAAACGCGGGTCCATGTTGGCCTTCTTGGACTTGAGTTGGTCCAGTGGCCACTGCTCTGGCCACAGAGACTTCTCATTCTCTTGGCTTTCGTTCAGGATGGCCGGTAACTCTACGATCTCCCACTGATCTGCGTCAGGGTTCTTGGTCTGGTAGTCGATGAGACGACCAGTGAGGTCCAGCAGCGACCACCTCGTCATGATGACGATGATGGCACCACCCGGCATCAAGCGTTGCAGCGGGCCGGTCTGGAACCACGACCACGCCGTGTCGAACGCAAGCCTGGAGTTGATCTTTACGTCTTGCTCAGAGTGAGGATCGTCAATAACGAACAGATCAGCACCGCGACCAGCCAGAGCACCACCGACACCAGCAGCGTAATACTGGCCTCCTCGGGAGGTAGACCACTTCCCGGCGGCTTTTTGGTCCTCAGCCACCAGCGTTTCCGGGAAGAGTTCGCCGTACTCATCGCTGTTGATCAGGTTTCGGATGCGCCGACCAAAGTCCTCCGACAGGGACGCGGTGTGCGTGCCCATGATGATCTTCTTCTCTGGAAATTTACCCAGGAAGTACGCTGGAAACAAGTAGGAACTGAACTCGGACTTACCCATACGCGGGGCGATGTTGATGATCACCCGCTTTTTCTTGCCCGAGAGCACGTCTTCGAAGATTCTGGCCAGCTTTTTGTGGTGTGGCCCCACCTTGAACCCTGGATAGACGTGCTTGGCGAAGCCGATGAGGTTGGTTTTGGCCAAATCACGCGACACCCGGCGCTCTTTTTCCTCAAGCGCCTCAAAAAGCTCCATCTTCTCCTGCAAGGAGAGCGTCGGAAGCGCGGCCTGGATGGCCGCAAGCTCACGCGGGCTGATGCTATTGAGTGACTGGAGGTTCATCCGGGGTTTCCGGGGCGGTTTCTTCTGCGGTCGTGATGTCGATTACGTCCGTGACCTGCATGAAGCGGTTGATCTTGTCCTTGATCTTGGCTTCGATCTCGGCATCCGTCAGGTCAGTCTTCTTGACCTCCACCCGCTCCGTGAATAGCGCCACTTCCGTCACGCGCCCAAGCATGTCGAGCGCCTTCAGCCGGATTTTTGCGTCGGGGTGCTTGGTTTCCTCAAGGATTTGGCTCACGGCGTAGCCGCGAAGCTCCTTGGCCTGCTCCACAAACGCCCAGTCATACGCCACCAACATCCCTGTTAGGTGCCGCACAGCGGGTGGAGTCTTCAACTGGATGAGCGCCTTGCGCTGTTCCTCCGGCGACTGGGTGGTCATGGCCTGGAAAGCCTGCCGTGCCTGGGAGGCGGCTGCGGACTGCTGGGATTCTTCGGCGTTGGTGGCGCCCATTTCCTTGAGCCAGTCTGCGGTAGATACCTGGGCGGCTAAGACTTCATCCGAAGTCGCCTTATCCAAAGGCGTCACCTCGTCAAGGGTGGCCAGTGGTGGCTTGTAGTCAATCAGGTGTTCAAGCATTTCGAAGCGGGGCTTGCGTCCGTAATTGGGCGGAGTGTATAGTGGGTACCGAGCGGCGTGCAAGCGTCTCTCGAATGTGTGTTGGTTTTGTTTCTCCTCTCAGTTGCTAGACTGATCTTGCCCCGGCTGCAAAGACCGGGGCTTTTTTTCGCCCATGCTTGTCAAATTTTTATAATATACCGGGGGGTATTTTATTTGAAAAGGTATGGGGGTGGGTTTGGTATTTGGGGTTTGTGGCGAGTTTCTGGAAAATGCTGAGTGTGGTTGGGGATTAGTGTTCACACAACTACGCCACCTCGCTGCCAATATTGGGGGGTGGGGGTAGGGTGGGGTCGAGATACCCAGTTTCTGAGAATCTCGGAAACCCCAGTATGCTACAATAGATTCATCGGTTGGGATAAATCCCGCCGACAGCACGGGGAAGGTTTCTTCCCCGTTTTCATTTGTCTCATCACTTGGAGGTATCCACCATGAACACACTCAACCAATTCGCATGGCAACTCGGTGCACACGCTCGCATCACGCAAGCCCACTCGCTTGTGTGGCACAAAGCCTATGTGAAGGCCACACCTGAGACGCAGGCCGCGTGGCGCGAGGGATTTATCACCCACTTCCTGCGCGGCAACCTTGAGGTCACAGAGGCGCAAGCCAAGGCCATCATGGGCAAGTCCCGCACAGACCGCAGCACCGCCCATCAGAACGCCTACCGCGCTGCCGAGATGAAGTTCAACTACCACATCCGCCGCAACTCCAGCGGCGATGCTGAGCCTGCTAAGCCCACCCGCACGACTGCCGCAGAGAAGGCGGCGTTCGCTCGGTTCCTGGCTGCGTTCGACGGCGATGTGAAGCGTCTGAAGGCTGTCGTCAAGGCTCTCGCCTGATCCTGGGAAGATTTCTTCCCCGATTCCTGCCGCACTCCCTCTGCGCGAGGGGGTTGCGGTTATTTCCGTTCGCCACGCGAACTCTTTTACTTTGGAGGTTTCCCATGTCCAAGCAACTCAACCTGCGTCTCGGCTCCAACTGCCCGCCCCACATCAAAGCCCGCCTAGCCGAGCTACGAGCGGACTGCGTCCGTAGGAGCGAAGAGCACCACCGCAAGCAACGCATCCTCGACAACGCCGAGCGTTACGAGACTTGGCAAGAGGTGCGCCTGTCATCTCTGCCCCTGAAAGGCCGTCGCTGACCGGATCGGGGAAGGTTTCTTCCCCGTGTCCAACTTTTGTCAGGGTTTACCCTCGGTTTTGGGTAGCTACCCACCTCCTCACTACCTACGGGCGCAACATTGGGTAGCGTAAGCTGTTGATTTGTATGAACTACTACTACTACTACCCAACTACCCATATATATAGAGGTACACCAAAAAGATTTGTTGTTGTTCACCCAAGCACGCCAGCTTTTTCTTTCTTAAAAAACTTTGCCATCTGTGCTTGCCCCAAATTCTGGGTAGTTGGGTAGCTGCCCAACTTCGTGAGCCGCATCAATGACTTACACTACCCAATGTCTCGCCCGTACCTTGTGAGTAGGTGGGTAGCTACCCGAACCCTTACACCAAGCTGACACTACCATGCCATCCAACACCACCAAACCCCTTGCCACACGCCGCTGCACGCTGTGCTCACGCGACCTACCCCTGCGCCTGTTCCGGCGCTGGTCAAGGCTCAAGCTGCGCCTCGAAGACTCCTGCAATGCGTGCATCCCACCCAAACCCTACAAGGAGATGACCAAACGCGAACGCATCAACGCCCGCTCAACCTCACACACCAAGGTGTCGCCTGCCTACCTCGACGCCATCGACAGGCGAGAACGCGAGCACTTCAAGAACAGCGTCTTGCCTGACCGAGCCTACGCAGCCCACTCAAGAACCCGGCGCGAGAACTGGAACGCTGCCCTGCTCAACGCTGTGCGTGACGAGTTCGCATGGGCAAGCAACACCTACCTGCGTCACAGGTCGATGGTGGATAAAAACAAGGCCGAATACCAACCGTATGTAGCCTTCTACAAATACTACGCAAGCCTTCTAAAACACATAAGAGATACCGCCGCGCCCAAATCAAAACTCAAGGGCACGCCAATAAAACCCACGATGGAGGACGCCAATCCCCTGACCTACATAACACCGGAGGAATTAACCCGTCTCAAATACCTGTACACCCAGTGCACACCCATCCACGGCAAGCGAAGTGCTGCCCGCGACCCGTGGTTTCTTTTCTGGCAGCAGTAACGGGGAAGAAACCTTCCCCAGGAGGACTACACCATGCCCATGAACCTAAACAAACCCGACTACGCAGGCAAGAGCGCAAGCGAACTCATCGAGATATTCGAGGCACAGATAGCCGCGCTGAGGCAGAAGAGATCGCCCATGAAAGTCAAAGACCTGATCGCAGCCTTGCAAGCGCAGGGCGTCAACCCCGATGCTGAGGTGCATGTGTGGCTCGATGGCGTGCACTACACCATCAACGCCGAAGTACCCGTCGATCCCTGGGGCGAGGACGGTATGTTTGTAGACATCAACCTGAAGGAGGAATGACCCATGATCAAACACAAGCAACCCACCTTCCACTTCCTGCTCACCTCCGTGTTCCGGTGGTACGCAAGCGAAGACCTACACGAGGCCATGAAGTACATGGACAAGCAGAAGGCAACCTACTGGGTGTGGTATGTGCCATGCCCCAAGACCAGCAGCTACGAGATCAACTTCTACCAACCCCAAGTCAAGGGCTGTTTCGTCCTGGCCCAGGTCGAGTTCGACAAGCGTGGCCGGGTAGTTCAACAGAAGGAAGGAGCAACAGCATGACAACACCCGAGAAAGAAGAACTGCTGTACCAACTGCACATCATCGAGGCGCTAGTGCGCCAAAGCGCAGAGTTCATGCAGGACAGCACCAAGTGGGAGCAGTGCACCAACTTCAACGAGGCGGCACTTCACCGACTGAACAACCTGATCTACAACTTGAGAGGAGAAGCCAAGTGAACGACAACACGAAGACGCTCGACCCGGCACTGGTTGCAGTGCAGATGCAGGAGTGGCCCGACTCGGTGCTGCTCACCGACATTGAGATGCTGACGCTGCTCAACAGCGCATACCCGGACTACCTCAAGGGTGAGAGCGCCGCCATCCGCGCAGAGGAGACGCGCAACATCGACCGCGCAGTGGCAAAGATCGAGCGACTGCAGAAGGAGGTGGAGCAGATGCGTGCGGTGTGGGCACGCAATGCGTTCCTATGCAGGACGCAAGACCCGCAAGGGTTCTTCTACGCCTGCGGCAAGCGAGAGGATGGCAGCTACCGCTACATCGGGTTCCGCTTCGGCCCCGAGCCACACCAGTACATGTCCGGGTTCATGGGCATGAACTACACCCCCAACCAACCACAAGGAATGGCAGCATGAAACTAGATGAGGAGATGGTGCACATAGCCTGCGCCCACTTCGACCGCTACGGCGGTGGGTTCAACCAACGACTGGCCGCGCTGTGGCGCGTAGCCGACTCGGGCAACAAGCGCATCCTGATGGATGCATTCCACGACCTGTTCCTACGGGCGTACAACCAAGCGAGAAGGGAGACGGTATGAAGAAAGACGAAGACATCTACACCACAGATGACGGCAGGCTTGCCGCCGCTGTGTGCTTCAACGCAAGCGAGACGACCTGGGGCTACTATGTGATGGTCAGTCTCAACGGGGTGGAACTCAACACCACCCGCTACGATACCCGTGAGGAGGCCGAGGCAATGGCTGAGGTGTGGGTCAAGACGATGGAGGTGATGGCATGAGTAGAAGCGGCATCACCCTGGCGCTGGCCACGATTGGCCTGAGCCACGAAGCGGATGGGCACTGGCGTGCACACCTGCACTACCGAGGTTCACGCATCGCGCCCGGTGCTCCGATGGTGGTCATCAGACCCACCCGACAGGACGCATACGACGCAGCCAAGCGCGTGCTGAACCGGTATGGGTATGTGCGCCACACCGTTCAGTGACCGGGAAGATTTCTTCCCCATTTTTTTCAGCCCGATACTTCCCACAAGTACGGGAAGGGTATACACTGTCCACTTCTGGACAACCCGTGGCCGCTGCGGTTCAGCGGCATCTCAACTAGGAGAAACCAAATGGCTCATCAAATCATGATCAAGAACGGCGTTGCTCAGTACGCCTCCACCCAGCGTGAGTGGCACGGCCTGGGGCAGTTGATGCCAGCAGGACAGAGCGTCGAGGAGTGGCAGACCGCCGCAGGCATGGACTACGAGGTGCAGCGTGGCTATGTCCGCTACGCCACCGAGCGTGGACAGAACGCCGACCAGATGAAGGTCGTCAAGGACAAGGTGGTGCTGTTCCGCAGCGACACCAAGGATGCGCTTGGCGTGGTCAGTGATTCTTATAAAGTCGTTCAACCCCGTGAGGTGCTGGAGTTCTTCCGTGACTGGGCGCAGGCAGGTGGCATGACGATTGAAAGTGCTGGGGTTTTGTTCGGTGGCAAGCGGTACTTCGCCACCGCCAAGATCGCCGATGGCGTGTGCGTCGATGGGTACTCGGACAAGGTATCACCCTACGCCCTGCTCTCCACCAGTGCAGATGGATCGCTGGCAACTGAGGCTAGGTGGACTGCCGTTCGTGCGGTGTGCGACAACACGCTGCGCATGGCACGCAGTGGTTCGGTCGCTGCAGTGCGGGTGACCCATCGCTCGGAGTTCAAGCCTGACGATGTGCGTGGCGTGATGGAGAACGCCAACGAGGAATTCAAAGCATTCCTCGAAACAGCACGCCTGTTGTCGGGCATCAAGGTGTCCCGCACCCTGGCCGAGGACATGACGGTGCACCTGTTCCGCACTGGCACGAGGGATGCCGATGCAGTCAAGGAGTCGCGTGGCTTCATCCGGGTCATGGAGTTGTTCAACGGCGCAGCCAAGGGCGCCATGCTTGAGACAGCGCAAGAGACTGCATGGGGCTGGCTCAACGCCGTGACCGAGTACACAGACCACCATATCCGTGCACACAACGAGGAGAACCGCAAGGCATCCGCCCTCTGGGGGCCGGGTGATGCGCTGAAGAACCGGGCGGTGGAGTTGGCACTCGCTGCCGCCTAAAAGTTTGGGGAAGGTTTCTTCCCCGATTCGTGGGGAGCTTCGGCTCCCTTTTCTTTCCCTTCCATTTGGAGGTTTCAATCATGTCTTACAACTTGACAAAGCTCGATGATGAATACAACGAGCATCTGATGCTCAGCGTGTTCGCTGACGCATCGTGGGTGGTGGCCTCACACCGCCTTTGGTTCAAGCGTCAACGCTACAACTTCCCGCTGCACCCCATCGTGGATGCTTCGCTTCGCCTGTGCCGCCCTGCCGACTGGCACTTGCTCCTGCTGGAGTGGCCGCACGCAGCCGAGTCCGACCCGTTCAAGATTGCCTACACCCGTGACGAGCGGGCAGGCGAGGCCGACCGGGTGGTGCTCACCACGATGGGTCGCTACATCATGCGCCACTTCCCTACGCTGCCTGATCACTACGTCCGTGATCTCGTGGCGCTGCACTCACCGCTGAAGTCCGACATGTACTTCGCTCGCACAGTCGAGGACATCGTGCACGGCGTGCAGCACGGCCCCAAGTCGTGCATGTCGTGGGAGCATGAGACTGTTGAGAACCACCCGTACAGCGTCTACGATCCCAAGTACGGCTGGCACTTGGCGCTGCGCCGTGAAGCTGACGGCGTCATCTGCGGTCGCTGCCTGTGCTGCGAGGATGCCAAGGGCAAGCGGTTCGTCAGGTCGTACAAGCGCGACCGCAATGGTGGTTACAGCCACGCCGACGAGCAACTCGAAGCGTGGCTCAAGGCGCAGGGCTACGAGAAGGACAGCGGGTGGAACGGCTCACGCTTCGTTTACATCGAACGCCGCAACGGCTACCACGAGTCGTTCCTCGCGCCCTACCTCGATGGTGAAGAGCAGGGTGTGCGCGTAGGCATGGCGCTTGACGGCGGCAGGTTCCTCCACATCGTCGAGGACAGCGAGGCCGAGTTCACTTGCAACACCACCAGCGGTGAGCCAGACGAGGCAAGCTCGGTGGAGTGCGAGCACTGCGGCGCTTCGATGCACGAGGACGAGGGCACCTGGGCTGGGTATCACGAGGACACCCGCATCTGTCAGCACTGCGCGGACAACAGCTTCGTGTATGGCTACGGGCGCAACGGCCACGAGTACTACTTCCATACCGACCACGCAATCGAGGTCAACGGCAACTACTACCACGAGAGCTTCCTGCACGACAACGACATCGTGTGTGACGTCGATGGTGACTACCAAGAACGCGACGACTGCGTGTATGTCGAGCGTGATGGCGAGTGGTATCCCAACCATGACAGCCGCATCGTGTGCAAGTACAACGACTGCTACGACCTACGCGATGAGTGTGTATACATCGAAGGCCAGTGGTATCACGAGGACGACGACGCCGACCTGATTGCGCAAGCACAGGCCAAGGCCGAGCCGCTTGAAGAAACCAACATTGATGAATGACCAACACAGGAGAAACAACATGACACAAACCAACACCATGCTTTTCAAGACCCTCGATGCTGCGCTGTCCCTGCGCCGCCCACACGGCTCCGCTCAGGTTGCGGAGTTGCTGCTGTGGCTGATGGCAAACCTGCCCGAGGATTTGGAGTGCCGCATTGATGCCGCAGGCAATATGCACGTCGATGCCCGCACCGACGTCAACCACCGCACCCTGTTCATCGCCCACGTAGACACCGTGCACCGCACCGGTGGCGACAACAAGATAAACAAGACCGACACCAAGTGGAGCGCAGGCATGAAGGATCAGTGCCTGGGTGCAGATGACGGCGCAGGCGTGGCGATGCTGATGCACCTGATGCATTCCGGTATCCCTGGCTACTACATCTTCAGCCAAGGCGAGGAGTGCGGCGGTATTGGTGCGAAGTTCCTGGCCGACTTCGATGACGCCACGCTGCTGCAGTTCGACCGCGCCATTGCGTTCGACCGCAAGGGTATCGACAGCGTGATCACGCACCAGTTCGGTGGGCGCTGCTGCTCTGATGCGTTTGCCCTGGCGCTTTCGTTGGCACTCAACACTGCATCAGATGACGCACTGTTCCTCGCACCAGACAACACAGGTGTTTATACCGATACCGCAGAGTTCACTGGTCTGATTTCAGAGTGCACCAACATCAGTATTGGCTATGACGGTGCGCATGGTGATAAGGAATCTATTGACGTGGTGTATCTACAGATGCTGGCCGATGCAGTTGTTCAGATCAACTGGGACAACCTGCCCACCGAGCGCGACCCAAGCGCGGTGGATGCAGACGACTGGGGCTGGAACACAGGCGCACAGTGGGGCAACTACGACTGGGGTGCTGTGCCTGACGTCACGGGCGTCAAGGAGGTCAAGGGTAAGTTCATTCCCGAGTACACCCTGGAGATTGAATTGCAAGAGGCGCTCGACGACGCCATGTACGGACGACACAACACGCTCATCAACCTGATTGCTGAGCACACCTACCCTGAAGACCCGGTGATTGCCAAGCGTCAGATAAACAAGAACCGACTGACTGATGATGTGTTGGCCTGGGCAGAGGAGATGCTGTATGACGGCCAACCTGCTCGGGACATTCTGGATGCTTTGTTTGAAGGAGCGCAGACGCACTGATAGGGCTTGCAACCCATCGTTACATTGTCTAAACTTGGACTCGGGCAAAGACCCGAGTCTTAATTCAACAGGAGAAACATCATGGCTAAAAGAAAGCTAACCACCATTTTGACCGTTACATCTAACACGCCGATTGAACCCATTCAACCGGTAGTACCCACCATCCCTCTCGTTGTCAGCAAGGCCACAGTCATTCGTGAGTTGCTGGCCAGCGGCATGAAGCCCAAGGATATTGCTGAACAACTTGGGTGCAAGCCGCAGTACGTCTACGGCGTGATTGCCTACGAACGTAGTAAGGCTGCGAAGCTCAAGGCCAAAGCCAAGTACGCACGCAAGAAAGAGGTTGCCAATGGCGCACCCAAGCGCAAGTACGTCAAGAGTGGGAAGTATGCGAAGGCAGTCCCCGCGCCCACCACGCCGGTGGTGGAGCTTGACCGCGACCAACTGAAAGCGGAACAGGCCGAACTGCACGAACTCAATGCGGATTTCATCCGGCAACTCCAAGAGGCAAACAAGCCCAGGATTCAGTACATCGAGGTCGAGGTTCCTCAGCCTTTCTCCCACTACACCTTCTGGCAGCGCCTGCGTATCCTGTTCCTGGGGAGGGCAGCATGAAGTTCTTTGAGATCGAACTCAGGCGCGAGTCCTACATCACCGTTGTTGTCAGCGCCTACTCTGCAGATGAGGCAGCGGACAAGCTCCTCAATAACCTGGAGGAGTACGTCGATGGCGATCCCGACGAAGCTGACTGGGACATCACTGACATTGAAGAGGTAGGGAGAACCGAATGAAGACACGAGCATTGAAGATGGTGCGCCAGTTGTTTGCTGTGGACTACGTACCCATCCACACACAGCGCCACAACCAACGCCAATGGGTCAAGAGCGTTCGACAACTGGGTGACCGATGGCTACTCGCAAAGCCCCTCGACGTGCAAAAGAAGCACTAGACCCACCGCCCAAAGTGTGGCCCTTCCCAACGTGGAAGGGCCAGCCATACAAACCAAAGAGACAACCCAAACCCGATCCGGTGGCGGGACTTCCACCAGCACTCTTTTAGGAGAAACAAAATGGCAAGAAAAGCAAAGCTCGTGACCGAGTACATCTCAGTATCGCCCGCTCTGGCACGCCAGTGGCTGATGCAGAACACCACCAACCGCCATATGCGTGAGGACATCGCGCACCGCTACGCCAAGGACATGGCTGAGGGGCGTTGGCAAACATCACATCAGGGCCTTGCCTTCTACGAGGATGGCACGCTGGCCGATGGGCAGCATCGCCTGTTCGCTGTGACGGTGTACAACAAGCCCGTGACCTTCCTCGTCACGCGCAACGTGCCGCGCCTAGCTGCGCAGATGATTGACCAACACATCCCACGGCAGGCGCATGACGCCATCAAGATCGCAGGTGGTGAGAGTTGGATCGACCGCAACATCGTGGCCGTTGCCCGTGTGCTGCTCAACAACATGGGCAGCGATGTGCACCAGAAGTCGGTGTCGCAGATACAGGAATACATCGAGAGTTATTCGGAGCCCCTGCAGTTTGCGCACTCGCTTGCCGCGCAGCGGCGTAGGTTCCTGACGACTGCGGCAATCACAGCGTGCTACTTCTGCGCTGAGCAAGCGGGCGAATCCCGAGACAAGCTCAAGCGTTTCGGTGAGATCATGGCTCATGGCGAGATCGCAGGTGCGCACGAGAACGCTGCCATCCGCCTGCGCGAGTACCTGATTCAGGCCGGTGGTGGTGCGTGGATCGGCGCAGCACGCCTGGAGACATCCAAGAAGGTGCAGCGTGCCATCCAGTTGTTCTGCCGTGGACAGTCCATCGCCAAGCTGATGCAGCCTGAGAAGCTGATCTACCCCATCCCGCAGTGAGGAGAAAGCCCATGAATCGACTCAATCAAGACGATGGACTCGAAGAACTGGGCTGGCTTGCCGCCATGTTGGCGGCGCTGGCCTTCCTGTTCTTTTCCCTGGTGTACTTCCTGCACTGGGCAGGGTGGCTTACGTGAAGTGGCTGACTGACTGGCTTGCCGTGGCGTGGCTGCTTGCTGCCCTGGTTGTGGTGTTCCTCGCCCCGTTCGTGGTGGCGGCGGTCTTGATCACTTACTTGTGGGGGATGGTATGAACCTAAGAGAAGCAGCGCAGCAGGCGCTTGAGGCGATGACGGGCGCAGTCGATGAGTTGCCACACGCAGGCTATCTCAATGATGCCATTACCGCCCTCCGCGCCGCGCTTGCGGAGCATGATCCCGCCGTTCAACGCGACCTTGCCTTCCAAAACATGGCAAGAATCATCCGCGAGTTGAAAGAAGAGCAGCAAGGGGGGCAGCATGGATCGTGACACCATCATCCGACTGGCGCGGGAGTCCGGGATTATTCAGCCCGAGATAGTGTTTACACACCTTGAACGCTTCGCCGCCCTTGTTGCCGCTGCCGAGCGCAACCGAGCGTTAGAAATTGTTAGTGACATGAAGGAGGAACTGCAGGCCAAGTTTGAGCAGACCTACATGGAAGGCGTAATTGCAGGCGCCGCCGCCGAGCGTGAGGCGTGTGCGAAGGTGTGTGATGAGTTGGAGTACTACGAGGACGACGGCTCCATCCTTTCAGGCGAGTATTGGGCCAAATCCATCAGAGCCAGGGGCCAGGAATGAACAAACCATCTGGATCATTCCTCGCATGGGAGAACACCCTGTGCAATGCGTTAGACCACCCAAGAATTCAATCCCAAAACGCATGGGAGGATGGGTATGCGAGTGGCGTAGCAGCCGAGCGCGAGGCGTGTGCGAAGGTGTGTGAAAACTTGGCGAAAGACCGGGGGATGTTTCACCCTGACGATGAAGACTTCAAAAACGGTGTGTTGGCAGGTGCGGGTATGTGTGCTGTAACCATCAGAATGCGGGGGAAAAAATGAGCGGCGACCACAACGCAATACTGGCACAGATAGACGCGCAACCCAAGCCAAGACAGAAGGTATCTGAGAGATCAGTGCGGGTCACCATCGGCATGATGAGAAGCCTCGCACGCAACATCCCCATCAGCCCGTTCCACCTACACGCCGCAGATCAGATGGAGCGGATGCTTGACGAACTGATTCGACTGAGGAAGAAATGAACCACATCAAACTTCTCATGCAGTGCCACGCCTACCTGCGGGGGACTACTATCAACACTACTATCAGCACTTCTTCTGGCCCGCAGCCAATCGACCGCGACCAACTGGCACGCGACATCGCCAACTACATCAACCACATCGGAAGCCATGCCGAAGGCTGCTGGGCATGGGGGCCTGAGCACTACGTGTGTGCGTACGAGCGCGTCAAAGAACTACAGGAGAAACTTCTTGCTGACACCGCCAAGTCCTAAAGGCAAACGCCAGATCAAGATCAACGCCATCATGCAGGCGCAGCTAATCAAGCTGCTGCTGGAGGGCACGTACACCTGCCAGGAAATGGCGGAGATGACCGGGCTGCACTACGTGACCGTGTGCCAATACACCAGGGAGTTGCATCGCGCAGGTGCTGCCCATATCGCTGCCTGGGAGAAAGACCCACGTGGCCGTGATCTAGCGAAAATCTACAAACTTGGTGAGGGCACCGACAAGCGGCGTCAGAAGAAGACGCAGGCCGAGCGGCAGCGTGCCTACCGCACCAAGAAGAAGCAGATAAAGATCATGGAGTTGTTGAGATGCAATGCCCCGAGTGCGGCGCCAGTAGCCGAACCCTTGAAACACGAAGAGCCGCAAACGGTTTGAAACGAAGGAGATATGAGTGTCAGACGTGCACGTTTCGATTTACGACCCTCGGAACCCCGGAGAACCTGAGCGCGTATCCCAAAATGAGCCCGCACCGGAACGAGCAGACGGTAAGGACATCGAGGCAAGAGAAAGCCTACTACGAGCGAATGCGCGTCAAGAAGGAGGCGGACACTACAAGCAGTTCCAAATCGAACCCTGGGACGCCATCGTTAGCTGGAATCTTGGCTACCTGGATGGCAACGCCGTCAAGTACCTCAGCCGGTGGCGACACAAGAACGGAATAGAAGACCTCAAGAAGGCGCGTCACTATATCGACAAGCTGCTTGAGGTAGAGCAGGCGAAGAATCCATAGGGCGACTTCATGGTTAGGTAACGATGGCAAGCCTTGCAGATGCAACCCATCTTTGCCCTTGCGCAGTGTCGCCTCAGTAAATGGCTGCGCAAGACCTCCACACCTAGACCAAGGGGGCTAGGAATCTGCATCACCCCCTTACCCAAATACAGGAGCAGACATGGCCGCGACACCTGAGCGCAAGGTCAAGGACAAGATCAAGGCGATCTTGGAAAAGACAGGCGCTTACTACGCGATGCCCATCGGCAGTGGCTACGGCCACGCAGGTGTGCCCGACTTCCTCTGCTGCATCGGCGGACACTTCTTCTCGGTGGAAGCCAAGGCAGGCAAGGGGAAAACCACAGCCCTACAAGAGGCTGAGATGGCCAAGATAAAGGCCACAGGAGGAACGACCTTCGTGATCAACGAAGACAACATCAACCAACTACAGGAGTGGCTGCATGCTAGGAGAGGTAATGAGTGAAGACGACAAGGCGTACTACGCCAGAATGGATGCGCAGATAGCGGCGATGCCGGACGATCAGCAGAAGGCGCTGATCAAGGCCATCAAGCTGATCCTGCGCACGTTCGTCGAAGAGGACACGCAAGGTGTCCTGGTGGTGGCCAGTGCCGATGGGTATCTGACCACGATGGGGCTGAACGCCAGCTTTATTGAGTCTGCGTCCATCGTCCGCGCATCAGCGGAAGTGTTTGCGGACACATTCAAGAGCAACAACGAGGAGACTAAACATTGAACCTACCTTTCAAGAGGGTGCTGGTTATTGACTTTGAAACGGCGTGGGACAGACGGGAATACACCCTCTCCAAGATGACCACGGAAGAATATGTACGCGACCCCCGCTTCAAGGCTTGGGGGTTGTGCTGGAAAGAGGTAGGCGAGGACGCCTACCCCATGTGGGTTCGCGGCGAAGCCATCGCAGAGTGGGCTGAACAGATCGACTGGTCAACGACGGCGGTGCTGGCACACAACGCCCAGTTCGATGTGACCATCCTCTCCTGGCGCTACGGGGTTCAGCCCTGTTTTATTTTTGATACGTTGTCTATGGCTCGTGCGCTGCGCGGCATCGAGGTCGGCAACAGTCTGGCCAAACTCGCTGAAGACTTCGGGCTACCGCCCAAGGGTCAGGCGGTGCACAGCACAGACGGGATGCTGGACGAGATCAGCGAGGAAGTAGAAGACGAGTTGGCACAGTACTGCGCCCACGATGTGGTGCTGTGCGAGGGCATCTTCGACCGGCTGCTTCCTGGCTACCCTGCCAAGGAGTTGCGCCTCATCGACATGACGCTCAAGATGTACACAAGGCCGCTGCTGGAACTCGATAAGGAGATGCTGGCTAAGGCCATCGAAGACGAAAGGAACGCCCGTGAAGGACTACTACATAGGCTCGGCGTGGATGAGGCTTCGCTTGCTTCAAACGAACAGTTTGCTGAAGCACTCCGAGAGCTTGGCGTGGAGCCGCCAAAGAAGACTAGCAAGACGACAGGTAAAGAAACTTATGCGCTTGCTAAGAACGATGCCCTCTTCCAGTCGCTTATCAACGGGGACAGGGAAGATGTTGCACTCCTCTGTGAAGCACGCCTCAAAGTTAAGTCAACAAGCGAGCGTACGCGAGCGCAGCGTTTTCTGGACATCGCACATCGTGGCCGGTTACCGGTCCCGCTGAGCTACTTCGGTGCAGGCACCGGGCGCTGGACGGCCAGTAAGGGCAGCGCCATCAACATGCAGAACTTAAAACGTGGCAGCTTCCTCCGAAACTCCATCATGGCCCCGCAGGGGCACGTACTGGTTGCTGGTGACCTTTCGCAGATCGAGCCCCGTGTCCTCGCGGTTCTTTCGGATAACGAGGCTCTACTAGACGTGTTCCGTGCCGGTGGTGACCCGTATGCCGCCTTCGGCGCACAGATGTTCAACATCCCTGGCATGAACAAGGACAGCCACCCAGTAGAGAGGCAGTCCGCCAAGTCTGCGCTGCTTGGCGCAGGCTACCAGTTGGGGTGGGCGTCGTTCGCTGCGCAGCTTCTCACCGGGTTCCTGGGCGCAGCACCCCTGCGCTACACCATAAAGGACGCCAAGACCCTGGGCGTGACAGCCGCTGATGTAGACCGCTTCCTGTCCTGGGAGGACAACATCAAGCGCATGGAGAGCATCCCGCACACCTGCACGAACAAGGAACTGGCCATCCACTGTCTCGCAGCCAAGGCCATCATCGACAGGTACCGGGCCGCTTCGCAGCCCGTGGTGGCGTTCTGGAACCTGTGCCAGGAACTCATCGAGTACAGCCTGTACAAGGGCAAGGAGTACACGCACAAGTGCATCACCTTCCGCAAGGAGCAAATCATCTTGCCAAGCGGTATGGCGATGCGGTATCCTGATCTCCGCCCGGACAAGGGCGATGGTGGCAAGGTCGTTTGGACCTACGCTGACGGCAACAAGCGCGTCAGTTTGTACGGCGGCAAGGTCACCAACAACATTGTCCAGGGCACGGCGCGGTGCGTGATGACCGATGGAATGCTAAGGGTTGCGAAGAAGTACCCTTTGGTAGGCACGGTGCATGACGAACTGATTGCCGTGGTGCCTGAAGAAGAGGCGGAGGACGCGAAGACTTGGGTCTTCGCGCAGATGGTCGCGCCTGTGCCGTACCTCCCCGGCATCCCACTCAAGACTGATGTGGGCTACAACAGGCGCTACGGACTAGCCAAGGGTTAACCAACAACAAAGGAGAAACGATGACAAGCAAACAAGCCCCACCAATACCGCGCCGCATCAAAGTCGGCGACAAGATGTATTCGGTGGACATCATCCAGTCGATGCAGCGTGCGCGTGAACGTGGCCGCATCTGGTACGAAGCCGGTCGCATCCAGATTGGTCAGACCAGCAACGTCGATGGTCGCAAGTACAGCGACATCCAGATGAGCGAAACCTTCTGGCACGAACTGGTGCACGCCATCCTCTATGAGATGGACAACCAGTTGCATCGCAACGAGAAGTTCGTGCACGATTTCGCCATGCATCTCGCCAAGGCCATCCAATCAGCGAAGTTCAAATGACAAAAGTTACATGGTCACACAGCAGCCTCAAGGACTTCGAGGGGTGTGCTCGCCGCTACCACGAGGTCAAAGTATTAAAGCGGTATCCGTTTCAGGAAACGCAACATACGATTTATGGAAAAGATGTGCACAAGGCCATTGAGGACTACGGCAAGGACGGCACGCCCATCCCTGAGAAGTACGCGCAGTTCAAGCCGGTGGTGGATGAGATCATGAAGAAGCCGGGGCGCAAGCTGTTTGAGCACGAGATGGGCATCACGCGTGACCTGCAGCCTTGCGGCTTCAGCGATTCCAATCGTTGGGTGCGCGGCATCGCCGACCTGCTCATCATCAACGACGACAACCTGACCGCCAAGGTGGTTGACTGGAAAACAGGTAGCAACAAGTACCCCGACCGGGACCAACTCATCCTCATGTCGCTGATGGTCTTCGCCCACTTCCCCCATATCAGGCAGGTCAAGTCGGCGCTGGTGTTCCTGGTCAAGGAGACGCTGACCACCCACGCCATGCTGCGCGGTGAGGCCGAGGAAGCATGGTGGCGCTACAAGGAGCGTGTGGCCAAGCTGGAGACAGCGCACGCCACCGACGTGTGGAACCCATCTCAATCACCGCTGTGCGGCTGGTGCCCTGTCACCACCTGCACGCTCAACCCCAAGCACTAGGAGTCGATCATGTCCCGCAACTACCGCTCTGAATACGACAACTACCAGGGCACACCTGAGCAGATCAAGAAGCGTGCTGAGCGCGTCAAAGCGCGGCGCATGATGGAGAAGACGGGCGCTGCCAAGAAGGGCGACGGCAAGGATGTTGACCACATCAAGCCGATGCGCAGCGGCGGCACCTCTACTAAGGCCAACTTGCGCATGCGAAGCAAGAGCGCCAACCGATCAGACAACAAGTAGGAGAAACATGGAAGTCATCGACAACAAGCTGCTCGTCTTCAAGACGCGCAGCCCGGATAGGTATTCCCTAATCCCGAAGAGCAGGGTGCTGCCGCGCCCTGGTGGAGGCTACGACGTAGCCGTTTACTGGGGTCTGGACGAGGTGCGGGTGCTCAAGAACCTGGGCGTCAAGAACGTACCCTCGCCGATCTTTGGTAGATATGAGTGGCCTGGGCGCTTCAAGCCTATGGCCCACCAGAAGGAGACAGCCTCCTTCCTCACGCTCAACCGCCGCGCCTTTGTCCTGTCCGAACCCGGAACAGGTAAAACGTTAAGTGCACTCTGGGCGGCAGACTACCTGATGAAGCGCGGTGAGGTTCGACGCTGCTTGATCCTGTGTCCGCTGTCGATCATGCACAGCGCCTGGATGCAGGACTTGGGCAACAGCGTCATCCATCGCAGCGCGGTGGTGGCGCACCACCCGCAAGCAGCCAGAAGAATAGAACTCATCCAAGAGAACTACGAGTTCGTGATCGTCAACTACGAAGGTCTGGGTCTGATTGCCAACGAGGTGAAGAACGATGGGCGTTTTGATTTAGTTATTGTTGATGAAGCCAACGCTTACAAGAACCCGCAGACCAAGCGGTGGAAGGCACTTGCTTCTGTCCTGACGCCCGACACGTACCTGTGGATGATGACCGGGACGCCTGCTTCCCAGAGTCCTGTGGATGCGTATGGACTGGCCAAGCTCGTCAACCCGACCAACGTGCCCAAGTTCTACACGGCGTGGCGCGACTCGGTGATGAACAAGATCACCATGTTCAAGTGGGCGCCCAAGGCTGATGCTGCCGACAAGGTGCACGCTGCACTGCAACCCGCCATCCGCTACACCAAGGCCCAGTGCCTGGACCTGCCGCCTGTACTGACGACCACCCGCGAGGTGCCGCTCACGCCGCAGCAAGCCAAGTACTACAACCTGCTCAAGACCCAGATGCTGGTCATGGCCGCAGGAGAGACGATCACGGCAGTCAACGCTGCCGCTGCGCTAAATAAACTTCTCCAGATCAGTTCCGGTGTCGCGTACACCGACAACAAGGAGACGGTCGAATTCGACGCCACCCCACGCCTGAATGTGTTGATGGAAGCACTCGAACAAACAGAGCGGAAGGTGATCATCTTCGCGCTGTTCCGCGCAGCCATCGACGCCATCAGCGATTTCCTCAACAAGAACGGGATCGCCAACGAGCAGATTCACGGTGGCGTGACAGCCACCAAGCGCGGCGACATCATCAGGCGCTTCCAAACGCAGCCCACCCCAAGGGTGCTGGTCATGCAGCCGCAGGCTACAGCGCACGGCATCACACTGACCGCTGCCGACACGGTGATCTTTTACGGGCCGCTGATGAGCGTCGAGCAGTACACCCAGTGCATCGCACGGGCTGACCGCAAGGGGCAGAACTCAGACAAGGTGACCGTCATCCACATCGAGGGTTCGCCCGTGGAGAAGAAGATGTTCAAGGCGCTTACGGAGAAGGTGGACGACAACGCCATGCTCGTGAGCCTGTTCAACAGCGAAATAAAGGAAAGGGGGTTGTAGACTGAACTGGACAATGTATACTCTTTGACACAACAACAGGAGAAGCAAATGACAGACAACACCATCCCACTCGACAAACTAGCCCGCATCTACGTGAAGATGCGCGCTGCCATGCAAGACCTCGACAAGCAGATCGAGACGATCAAGGCTCAGCAGCAGGAAGTGAAGAACGCCATGAAGGATCAGATGATGGCGCTCGGCACCAAGTCTGCCCGCACTGAGTTCGGAACGATCACGCTCAAGGAAAAGTCCCGGTTCTACACCCAGGACTGGGACAGCTTCAAGAAGTTCGTCGTCGAACACGACGCCGTTGACCTCTTGGAGAAGCGCATCGCGCAACTCAACATGCAGACGTTCTTGGAAGAGAACCCCGACCTGCATCCCCCTGGACTCAGCAGCCTTGCTGAGTTCGACATCTCTGTAACCAAGCCCCGCTAAGGAGAAACAACATGAGCAACGTAGCTCTTTTTTCTGGTTCCAATGTTCCCGCCTTCGCCAAGAAAGGCGAACTGTCTGACATCGCCAAGTCCCTCGCTGGTGGCGGCGGTGGTGGCGGCAAGCGCATCTCGATCAAGGGCGGTGTGTTCCGCCTGTTGGTCGGCGGCAAGGAGGTGGCTTCGATTGACGAACGCTACCTCGATGTTGTGATCGTCAACGCCGCTCCCAAGATCGGGCGCACCTTCTACGCCAAGTCCTACGACGGTGAGACGCCTGCGGCTCCTGACTGCTGGTCTGCCGATGGCGAGACGCCTAGCCCCGACGCCGCCAACAAGCAGTCGGATCGTTGCGCCAACTGCCCCCAGAACGTCAAGGGCTCCGGCATGGGTGAGTCCCGCGCCTGCCGCTTCTCGCAGCGTCTGGCTGTAGTCCTGGCCAACAACCTCGAAGGCGACGTGATGCAGCTTCAACTGCCTGCCACGTCCATCTTCGGCAAGGAAGAAGGCGACAAGCGCCCCCTGCAAGCCTACGCCCGCTACGTGGTGGCCAATCAGGCAAGCCCTGAGATGATGGTCACCCGCATGCAGTTCGATACCAAGGCTGAGGCGCCCAAGCTGTTCTTCAAGCCTGTGCGTTGGCTCGACGAGAGCGAGTACGAGGTGGCGGTCAAGCAGGGTCAGACCGATGACGCCAAGCGTGCCATCACCATGACCGTGGCCAAGACGGACAATGTGGCTGCACCGGCTCCCCTGGCCCTGGAAGGCGCTAAGCCCAAGGCCACCAAGAAGCCCAAGGCTGAGCCTGCGGTGGAGGCAGAGGACGAGTCCGTAGAGCCGACCGTTCGCAAGGGCAAGTCGGATGAACCCCCTGCCGCAGGCAAGTCATCTTTGGCTAAGCTGGCGGCTGATTGGGATGATGAGTAACAACTCCAGGGGGCTTCGGCCCCCTTATTCAACATGTCCTACTCAGTAAAAACCCTTAATACCGTCAAGGCAGCGCCCAAGACGCTAGGCAATCAGCTTGGCCGATGGGCGGTTCACCTGGATTTTCCTGTGTCCCAAGTCTCCGAAATCACTGGCGCTTCGCGCCAGACGGTGTACAACTGGTTCACCGGCAAATCCACCGTGATTAACGGCTACCGACCAACCGTTGAGCGCCTGCTTCAGATTCTGATGAAGGCCCAAGACAAAGAACAAGCGTGGAGAAAAGCATGTCAGGAATTCAATATTCAAGCCTGAGCGACGATGAGTTCGAGCGTCAGGTCTACATGACGATGGTCATGGGTGCACTGCCACCAGAGGTAGCCCAAGAGTTGGCCAAGCGCCAGACAACTGACCGAGAGAAGGAACGATCCGCTGCTTCGCTGAACCCCAAGCAACAACCCCTGCCCTTCAGCGAATAAACCGAGGAGTCCTATGGAACCGCTAGAGTTCTTAGCGGCTGTCCTGCCGTCTCCCGGTCACGGGTATTACTGCGCGGCAGAACTCTCCTCCAAGAGAAAACAGCACGTCTTCATCGAAGACATCGCTGAGATGCGTCCGTACGTATCTCAGTGGTTGGAGGGTCAGCAGGACATCTACTTTGCGCTTGCGACGTTTGCCGATAAGGGCAGTCGCACCGCAGACAACGCTGAGTACATCAAGTCCTTGTTCATCGACATGGATGGGTACGACAGCAAGGAAGCAGCACAGGAGGCACTGGATAAGTTCTTGGCAGACACCGGGCTCGACGCCTTTGGCAAGCCCTGGATCATCGCTTCAGGCGGCGGTCTGCACTGCTACTGGGCGTTCGACAAGCCCCTGACCGTAGGTGAGTGGAAGCCGATTGCTGAGACGTTCAAGCGTCTGTGCAAGGAGCGGTCACTGGCCATCGACAACACCGTCACGGCAGACGCCGCACGGGTGTTGCGTGTTCCTGGCACCAAGAACTTCAAGAAGAAGTACGGCGAGCCGCGCCCGGTGGAGGTGCTGGCTGAGGGCGACGCTCCTGTAAACCCACAGGAGTTCTTCGCCAAGCTGCGCGACCTGCTCGGAGACACAGCGCCAACCCCATACGCCCAAGGCATGAACCTGCCTGGGCAGCGCCCAGTCAACGCCACCAAGACGGGCGTGCAGATGCTGGCCAACACCATCGTGCGGTTCAAGCACATACTGGCTAAGACGGGCGATGGCGACGGTTGCTTGCAGCTTGATCACTACGTCAACCACGCCAAGGATGACGGCATGGAGCCGCTGTGGCGGGGCTGGCTGAGTCAAGCCAAGTACTGCGCCGATGGCGAGAAGGCTTCGATCTGGCTGAGCCAACTCCACCCGTACGACGACGAGCGCATGCAGGCAAAGCTGCGCGAGATAAAAGGCCCCTATCCCTGCGTCAAGTTCGATAGCGAGAACCCAGGCGTGTGCCAGAAGTGCAAGCACTTCGGCAAGATCACCAACCCCCTGGCCCTGGGCCGGGAACTGGTGGCCGACAACTCCGAGAAAGAGGTCGAGATCAAGCCGAGCGACCCGGACGATCCCGAGGCACCCACCATCAAGGTGGTGCGCCCGACGCCTCCCAAGGGCTACGCATACGGCGCCAATGGCGGTGTGTATGCCGACCGGATCGTGGAGGAAGCAGACGGAACCAAGCGCAAGAAGCAGGTCATGATCCTGCCGTACGACATGTTCGTGGTGGACATCCTGAACAAGGACAACGAGCACACCGTCCACATGGTGGCCAATCGCCCCAACGCTCCTGCCGACGTGCTGTTCGCTCAACGGGCGGTGGTCAGCAAGGACGAACTGCTCAAGTCCCTGGCGCAGCAGAACATCATGGCTGCGTTCGGCGCAGGCAACGACAAGAATCTGGTGGAGTACATCCGGGCCTGCGTGGAGGAGGCCAGCGTCAACAAACGCGCAATCAAGATTCCTCAGCAGTACGGGTGGCAGGAGGACAACTCCTTCGTCTACTCCGGGCGCATCTTCTTTCCCGATGGCCGCACGCGCACCGTGCCGATGCCAGACCTGCAGAACCTGACACGCAACACGCGGGCAGCGGGCACACTGGAGGAGTGGCGCAGGTTCCCAGAACTGATGGTGCAGCGTGGGCTGTACGACCTCCTGGCCGTCTCTACTATGGCGTTTGGCGCACCGCTGATGCGCTTCACGCAGTTCGCTTGCTTGACCATCCATGCAGGCTCGACCAGTTCTGGTACTGGTAAGACGATGGCGATGAACCTGATCAACTCGGTCTGGGGGCATCCGACCCGGTACCGCACAGGCAAGTCCACCTCAGCAGTCACGATGCAGCAGCGCATCGGTAACCTGAACTCGCTGCCCTTCACCTCGGACGAGATCACACACAAGTCCCGGCAGGAGATGGAGTGGTTCCCTGGCCTGATCTTCGATCTGGCTGAGGGCCAGGGCAAGGAGAAGTCCGAAGCCCACCACAACCGAGAGCGCCTGAACCTCGTCTCCTGGGCGACGCAAGCCTACCTGACATCGAACACGCACATGCACGACTTCATGTCGGGCGTGCGCAAGCACACCTCCCAAGGTGAGTTGTTCCGCATGTTGGAGTGGACGCCCGAGGAGAAGCTCAACTGGACGCCGGAAGAGGAAGACATCCTGCGCCTGCTCAACACCAATCACGGGGTGGCGGGCGAGAAGTACGTCCGGTGGCTTGTGCAGAACCAAGACACCGCCCGCAAGGTGTTGGCCAAGACGCACGAACGCCTTAAGCGTGAGTGGGCGCTAACTGGTGAAGAGCGGTACTGGGGCAATGGCTGTGCGTGTGATGTCGCCGGAGCAATCCTGGCCGGTTCCAACTACGCAGGCATCTTCGACTACCCCGTAGACGAGATCATCAACAGCTTCTTCAAGTTGGTGGAGAAGGCCCGCAAGGTGGTGCGCACCGGTTCGCGCAACGCCGAGGATGTTCTCAACGCCTTCACCCGTGACCACTACGGTCACTTCGTGGTGGTCAAGCGCAGCAACGGGTCGTTCATGGCGTCACTGGGTAACGGAGAGCCGGTTGATCAGTCAATCACGCGCAGTACCGTCATGGGACGCGTGGAGCATGGCATCGACAAGCCTGGGTTCGTGGACTACTTCATCGAGGAATCGGTGATGCGCTCACACTGCGTATCCATGTCCTACGGCTATGAAGACTTCAGGCGGCAGATAGCCACCATCGAAGGCTACAGCGTCAAGGTGCTGCGCAAGGACATGATGGCCAGGACCAAAGGCCCACAGATGCGGGTGCACGCGCTGTGCATCAGTCGCAGAGAAGAACTAGACAACAGTGCCGAAATACTTCCCGTGGGAGAAGATTGAGCGAGGGCAGGGGTTCTTCATCCCTGCCCTTGATCTCGAAGCCATGCGTGAAGCAGGGTTGCGTGCGGCTGTGCCTTTGAAGCTGAAGGATGCACGGGCGCTGCCGTGCATCCACCAGGGGTTTATCGGGCTTCTATTCTTCCGAGCGTGTCCCGCACAGAAGAAGCGACCAGTATCTTCGCCTGACGCAGATCATCCAGAAGATCACGCTTCTCCTGAGATGTCAGAGTACTACCGCGAACCTGACGCTCCGCCTTCGTGATCTCGCCGATCTGTTGCCGGAAGGTGCCAGACAGCGACGCCAATTGAATCTTCTCCAGGTTGTCGCGCAAGTAAGCGTCGGCCCTGGCCAGTTCGCCCTTCTCCACAAGCCCTTCGTAGGTTTCCTTGGCGGCGGTGTAGTCCTTGAGCCGCTCGAACGTGTCGTCGATGATGCCTGCTGCGTCCTTGGGCTGGAACAGCGTACCCACCAGCGGCATCTGAGACATGCGCTTCTCGGGCAGATCTGTCTCCGGCGTAGGCAGCACCACGTTGGGAACCTGCATGAGCGCCATGCCCAGGCTACCGGTGTAGCCGCTGACCAGCGTCTCGATCTTGATCGGGGAGATGTTGAACAGCCGTCCCAGGAGTTTGGCAGTCTCGGAAGTGTTCTCCCGATAGCGTGCCCAAGGCTCCTGCATCTGCTCAGCAGCAGACTCCAGATCGCGCCCTGTGAAGAAGGACTTGCCCAGGCCCACCTCGATCAACGGCTTGAACGCAGCGGGGACGCCGTAGTTGCCGCCACCAGGAATCATGTTGCGGATGATGCCCTTGAGCGCATCAACCGCCTCATCAGCACCACGCTCAGCGTAGATGCCGTTGATGAGCGCCTCGGGCAGCGCCTTGAAGATGTAACCCAGTTCAAACGGGATGGGTACGCGCAACTTCTCATCGAAGCCAGGAATCGGTACAAACCAGTTGTTGTACTTCTCATCGGGCCGAGCGTTCTTGTACGTCTCGTCGTCCTGCATGGCCATCGCGTACATCATGGACATACCGGCAAGCATCGTGCCACGAGCGATCAGCTTCTCCTTGATCTGCAGCCGCTCGTTCATCGGCATCTGGCCACGCAGTGAGCGATACAACACGTCGAGCGACTGAATTTGCGCATTCATGAACGGAATCAGCGTGGTCAGCAACTGCACGCTCGGGTCGATACCGCGCCGTGCAAAGTTCATCGACTCCAGCGCCATGAAGGTGGCTTCCATTTCGGACAGCCCCTGGTTGATGTAGCTCTCGTACTGGGCGCGGCGGGTGGCGGCATCGGCCTCCATCGACATCGCTTCCAGTTTGGAGAACGCCTTGGCCCAGCCCGGACGACCTTCTTGCATCTCACGCAACAGACGCGCCTTGTCCTCAGAGGTTCCCGTGAAGACCTGCCCACCCGTGATGCCACGCCTGTCTACGCTACTGGCTCTGCCAATTTGCTGCAGAGCGCCGAGCACTGGGGGTGCGTTGGAGCCGCTGGCCATGTAGGAGGACAGCGAGTCACGGAACAACTGCCGACCTGCGTAGACGGGCGATGCGGTGATCGCACGGCGCAGGAACCGGGCGGGGATGCCCATGAGTTCAATCGCTTGGGGGAACATAGTCGGGATACCGGCCAGACCCTTGGTCAGCAGTTCAGACGGGATGCCGATGTGGTCGGTATCGACGATGGCAAACCAGTCCTCACCATCAATCTTGAACTCGACCGCCCCCTGGGGAGCGCCTCTCTTGCCTGCCTTCCTGATCTTGGCCAGTCCAACAGACGCCATCTCCCACATCGCGTTCTTCACGGCGATGTTGCGCATGGCCATGTCAATCAGCATCGACGTGTTCTGCACGCTGCTGTCGAGGAAGTTGAAGATCGGCTCTTCGCCACCCACCAGTTCTTGCAGGTGCGGGCTGTCCTTGAGGTTGCCGATGCGAACAGGCGTCAGGCCACCAATCATCAGTTCGGCAACGCCGTTGCGCACGCGGTAGTACGGGATGTAGTCCTTCTCCTTGAGCAAGCGGTCGGCTTCTTCCTTGCTCATCGCGCTTGTCTGCACCATGAACCGCAGCAGGTTCTGGTTGTACTCGTTGTACATTTCGCGGACGTCAGCAAACGCTTCCTTGAGTGTGGGGTTGGCCTCAATCTCAGCAAACGCGCTCTTGATGTCGGCCTCGGTGGGCAGCGAATCAATGGTCTTCCGCAGGTGCGCTTCGCGCTGCTTGACGCGAATCTTGTCGTCTGCCGACAGTTTGCCGCTGGCCAACTCCTGCTCAATCTCTTTCAGTTCCGCTTCAGCCGCCGCACGTCCAAAGTTCAGCTTGTCGTAGCCCTTGTTGTCGGCACGCAGCTTGGCCAGATACAGGGTAGACAGGCGGTTGGCAGCATCGGCGCTGCCTGCTGCCTTGACGACATCCTTTCGGCTCAGGCGCTCAACAATCTGCTTGATGCTCACACCAGGCACCGACTCGATGATCCACTCGGTGCCACCATCCCGGCGCTTCTTCTCCATCAACTGCGGCACGCCCTCGGACAGCGACAGCGACGTGAAGTTCATCCGCATGCCGTACATCCGCAGGTAGTACATCATCTGCATACCCTTGACAGCGTCACCCACCATCCCAGACACCTTCTCCAGGGGGGCAAGCGCATCAAGGAAGCGGGTGCGGAACCCCAGGCCCAGCATGCTCTGCTTGAACTTGGCGTAGGTGCTGGGCGACTGCGAGATCATCTTGTCGGCAGTCAGACCCGCGCCTTCCATAGCCGCGTTGTACTTGGGCGCACGAGAGAAAAGGATTTCGTCTGCCTGCCCAACACGGTCTATGTTTGCGGCAACGATAGTCGGACCTTCTGCCTTGTCGCCAAAGTCCACGTAGTTGAACCGAGCATCCGTGTCGGTGACCTTGCCACTACGCGCCGCCCGGTCAAGATACTTGTGTCCTGCAATCCCATGCTTAAAGAGCCACATGGATGCGTCTTTTGGAGTCAGCCCGTTATTCCTAAAGACGCTTTCAAGCTCCGAAATAAAATCTTGCTTTGTCTTGCCAGAATCAAACACCGCCTGAAGTTTGGTGGTAAACAAATAGTTTGGGCGCTTAGGGAGCCCAGCTTTTGCAGCCTCTGTCAGCAACCTTGCGTCATCCGCGTCAATGCGCGCTGTTCTCTTTGGTGTCGGCACATCGCCCAGCGCATTTGCCACCGCATTCTTGACATACTCATTCTGATCCTTCAACGGAAGGTCGAGCATGTAGTACTCGCTCTCAGGGCGCACGCCCAAGACGCGCTTCATTACCCCTTTGGGGCGAGGGACGGGCGGCTCTGTAACATTGGCTCCGCCAAGCCTATTAACATCAATCTGGTTAAGTGCTTCAAGTTCGGCTGTGTATTCTTCAATCTGTTTTTTCCAAAAATCCCTATTCTTTTTATTGCCGCCCATAGCGCCGTACTTTTTGGCGTCAGCAATTTCTGTTTTGGCTTCTTCTTTACTCTTCTTCAACCTTTCAACAAAAAGTGCGCGGAGGTCTGCTCCCGGTTTAGCTCCGTAAATATCAAGCAGGACGCGCCCCACCGCTTTTTCATAGGGGTCTTTAGAACCATATAGCTCGGTGTCGGTCTTGCCGTCATAAGTGAGCTTGGTTGTAACGCCATCGAAAATAAAGTCTGCTACTTTATCTCTAAGCGCAGGTTTTGAAATAGCGCCTTTTATGCGCGCTGTCGGAGTGTTGTATAGGCTAAGTTTTGCAAGCACGTCTGCATCTGCCAAGTCCATATACGCGGCAAGATCACTTATCTCTTCCCCAGTAAGTGCGCTCAACCCCGCCTTATCAATCGCATCCTTGGCTTTTTTGAAGCCTGCAGCGTCGTAGCCGTACTCAAAGAGCGTCCCCGCAGCATCAAAAGAATCAAGTTCGGTGGCCCCATCGTCGATGTACGGCTTGTACTCCATAAGATGGAACAGGTCGCTGGCTGTCAGTCCGTTGACTTTGTGCCGCTGAGACTCCCACCACGCTTTGATCTTTGGGCTGTTCCGCCAGTCATCTAGCTGCTTCTCAGCTTCTTGCTGTTGGTAATGCTGCGCAGTGCTGTACCGCTGAGCGCGATACGTACCAAACCCAAACACCTGAGCGCCTTCACCGGTGCCCATGAAGGAGTGGTCGAATTCCTTGAAGACCTTGCCAGTGCCGTGCCATGTGCCGCGCAGTTCCAGATGCGCTGCGCCGTAGGCCATATTGACCAGATCGCCTACCTTGAGGTTTCCAGGGTTTACGCCAAACACACGCAGTGCCTGCATAAACTTATCCGCAATGGCCTTCAGCCAAGCGCGAACAACGCCACCTTCCTTGGCCTCTGCATCAGGGCGAATGCCTGCCTTGACGGCTTCTTCGACAGCGTAGGCAATGATCTCATCATCCATCTGCGCAGCAGATGTCTTGGCTGCTTTAGCGCGCGCAATCGCAGCGCGGCCAATCCGGCCTTCAATCGTGTACTCCGGGCGCGTAGTCCAAGACTTGACGGCGTTCGCCAGACCCCGATACTGGGACTCACTGAACAGGTTGCGGAAGCCAATGTGCGCACCGACCTCGTGCAGCAGGATGGCCAGACCGTCGCCCTTGCCGATGTTGTTGGCGATCAAGTAAGCCGTAGGCTCGCCGCGTTTAGGCCCGTACACAAAGCCAACCGCATCGTCGGGAATCTTGTCCTTGAACTCAGGGTGAGCGGCGATCAGTTCGGCAAGGTTGTTGTAAATCTTGACCTTATCCGCACGCAAGCCCTTGATGCCAAGCGCCTTCTCCAACTCTTCACCCAGCGTCGCAGCAGTCTGCGGGTTGTTGGGTTTGCCTTTGGCCTTAGAGAAACGAATATCTTCGTTACCGATACGCACGGAGTCGAGCACATCCTCAACACCCTCGTACATATCCGCAATACGTTCAGCGCCTTTCTTCTCAGCAGCCATTGCCTCGAACGCGCCTTGCAGACGCTTGGTGCGTTGCGTCGAAGTTTCTTGCTTCTTAAAGCGGCTCTCTAGCACCCTACGCTCATAGGGCGTGAGTTGCTGCATAGCCAGAACTGTGACCTGCTCATCAGACTTGAAAAGGCCCTCGCTACGCAGACGCTTTTTAACGTCGATCTCAAGGTCGCGGAGTTTTTCCGTCAGCGGACCTAGCAGTTCTTTCTCAGACCCAACGCCTTTACCCTTGAACGTAGTCTTCTGAGCTTTGCGAGCCTTGCGTTTTTCAGTGCGGCTCAACTCAGGCGTGCCCAGTTGCTCTTCGAGCATGGCGGCTTCGCGCTTAAGCTCAGCAATCTCACTGTTCAGACGTTCCTTGGTGGCGTCTGTGCGGGCGCGGCCAATCGCTGCTTCCTTCTCGGCAACTTCGTTGCCAATCTCAAGGATGCGATCTTCCAGTTCTGTTTCGCGCTCTTCCGCAGCCGCCTTGCGGGCGTCTGCCAATTTCTGGACTTCGTCTGCACGCTCACGCGCTTCAGCCGCCTGCTCCCGTGCAAGCTCTTCTGCGCTACTGATAGGCGTGACACGGCCCGCTTGCCTGCGAATACCCGGCAAGCCCAGCCCCGACATTGCGCGGCCAGTGCTGATGGTGGCTTCTTGCACAGCCTTACGCTGAGCCACAAGCTCCTTAGCGGCATCCTTCCGCTCCGCGCCTTGCAGGCGCTTGAGCTTGTCTTCTAGCTTCGTCAAGCGATCACGCTCAAACGTGACCCACTCATCGGCTGCAGCCTGGAGTTCAGACGACAGCACGAACCCACGCATGCCGGTGGTTTCAGCAGGCTCAATGTTTTGGCTTGGCTTCTCAAGCGCGGTGGCCAGATCGGCTTGCAGCTTTAGCAGAGCGTTTGTCTCTTCTGTGCGGATGACATCAATCAGCCGTACTGCATCCATGTCGCCTGCCGCCACAGCCGCAGCACGCTCCTTGCTCACCGCCTGCAGGCTTTGCAGTACCGCCGTGATTTCCTTCTGGAAGCGTTCCGTAATCTCCGCCATCTGCGCTTTCTTCAGCGCAGCCTGGAATGTTTCGCGGTAAACCTCGCGCTGCTTTTCAATCGCTTCCTGAGTCTCACCAATCTTTTGGTTGCGCTTAGCCTTGTCCTGGGCATCCTTAGCGTCCCAAGCCTCTTTTACATCGGCAAGCAGCTTTTTGCCGCGCTCCACCGCAGCACGGGCCTTCTTGACAGGCGGTGAGTTTTCAAAGTTGCGGGCAGTCGCACGGGCAAATGCCGTGGCCGGAAGTTCTTTTTCTTCAAACAGATCAGCCTGCTTGGTCGGAGCTTTGGCAGGCTCACGCTCTTCTTCATCAAAGCGTTGGCCTTGGGCCTCAAGCTCACGCCGCTCTGAGGCAGGCATTGGCTTGGTAATGACGGGCGCTTGCTCCTCACCAAAGTCAAACCCTTGCTGCGCCAGTTGCGCACGCTCGTCCTCGGTAAGCCGCCTAGCCGGTGCGCCTTCTTCTGCTTCCGACAGCCCCAATGCGTCATCTATCTCGCGCAAGAGCTTGGCATCTTCGCCGGTAGCAGCACGCTGCTCAACTCCTACAGGCGCAACCGTGGGCCGAGGTCCGGCAAGACGCTTGTTCAAGTTCTCCAGTTGCGTCTCGTATGTAGCCAGAAGGGTTTGAGCCTTGCGCTTCTTGGCAGGCGTCAACTCTTTGCCGTTCTCATCTACACCGGATGCCACCAAACGCTGCTGCGCTTGATACTGGCGATTGATCTCGTCCCTGCGGAACGCCAGTGCGTCGTAGCCCTTTTGCGCCCGTGCGCCCTCTACACCGCCCGTGACGGCGGTGGTACGTCCTTGCAGCACCCGCGTGGCCAGCGTCTCGGCAGCATCGAGCAAACCTGCGGTAAACGGTGCAGGGCCAGCTTTACCTTCAGGCCCGACTGCGGTCAGCACATCGCGCCCACCACGACCGGCTTCAATAGCTGCCTGCGCACGCTGCAGACCCTCCACAATCTCAGGGGCCAAATCAGGCCGCGTTTGCAGAGCGCGGGTAATTAGGTTGCCTACATACTCACGACGCCGACGCAGTTCACCACCCAATGTTTCGGCAGTCTCACCACGCGCTTCAGCCGTTTTTTGCGCTTCCGTAATCGCGTACTGTGGGCGCAGCAGCGACTCAGCACGACGACCTTCTTCAGGCACAGCACTCAGTCGGCTAGAAATCTGCCGGAGTTGCTCTTGCAGTACTGCAGTAGCGGCTTTTTGAGCGCCAAACTGGCGCTCTTCCAGGGGTCGAGTATCGACAAGACGCGCCTTGCCCTTATCCACCAACACCATCGAGTACGTGCCGTCCTTGTTGCGGCGACGTTCGTAGGCAGGGCGGCGGGGCTGATACTTTTCGTAAGCGCGGCGGAACTCATCCGCTGCCTGGATTTCAGCCTTGCGGCGCTCTTCACCGGTCAGTTCAACTGCGCCGGTCTTTTCCGTCAGAGCAAGCCGCTCTGACTCCGTCATGTCGCGCAAGGACTTGCCCGAAGCCGCCTCACGCTCAGTCAACTTCTTGGCCAGCGCCGCCTGTACGGTCTGCTTCTTGTAGTCTTCCAGAGCGGCGTTCAGCCACTGCTGGTCAGTGAGCGACGGCATGCGCTCATAGGTCTTGATGAGGTCTTCGGCGCTACGGGGCTTGGCCGCAGAGCGCGTGACCCACTCATCAAAAACCTGCTGCATCTGAAGTGCAGCCTTGAGTGCGTCGTCCTGAGACAGCGCCTTGCCAAACATCCGCTGCGTAGCTGCAGCTTCCTTGATGGCAGCGTCGATGAATCGAGCGCGGGCCTTGTCAACCTGGACGCGAAGCGTCTCGGCGGTAGAAGAAGCTGCACCTTGCTGTTCTTTGTCGCCCAGGGTAAGGCCGCTGCGCAGGTCATCAATCAGACCCGCTGCATCCATCAGGGCGCTGTCCTGCTCCTTGCGGAGCTTAGAAATCAGCGATGCGTTGCCGCCCTGCTGCTCAATCTGGTTGAGCACCTGCTGTGCGTTTTCACGCTCTTTGCTCTTGGCGGCTCCGACTTCACGGTTGCCTGCGGCAAACGCCTGCTCTGCTGCCTTGGCGGCAGCATCTCGTTGCGCAATGGCTTCGTCCAAACGCTGCAGAAATACAGTACCACGTCGATCCACCGTCGCCCCTTCGGGCACTTCCACAGTAGGCGTGCCTTTAAGCGCGGTGTTGACGAGGTTGGTCAGGTTAGTGTCAAACGTACTCTCTCTGCGCTCTGCATCAAGCGCCTCTTGATCCTGCTGCCACTGCTCCAAGAACAGTTGTTGCGGTTCTGTGCGTTGCGCTTTGAGTAGCTCGGTTTCGCCGGGGAAAGCCAATCTGCCCTGCAGTCTGGCTTGTGCACGCAAAAGCTCTTGCATGCGCTCAAGGATGAGGTTGCTTTGCGGGCGACTCATCCCAGGCAGTTGTGCCTTGGTTTCAATCAGCTTAGCTGCGGCGGCAGGGTCTTGAATCAGGTATTTGGGAATGTCTCGGCCAGTACCCATGCCAGCGTTAATGTTCTGCTGAGCAAGCTCCAGGCGCTCTTTAGCGTAGGCTTCCAGTTCCGCACGCTCTGCGTCTTCTGGGGCTGCAGGCTCCAGCCCCAGGATTTCCGCTTCAATATCCGCAGCTTCCGGCGCTGCTGCTTTAGCGGCAGGCTTCAACTGCACCATACGCGCCTTGATGCGCTTGGCTTCATCCGAGGTGCGATCAAGCTGCTTGAGACGCGCCTTGAGTCTGGTGTATTCCGCTTCGTTTGCCGCCTTGGCTTCAGCATCAAACTGCTCAAGCATATAGTCTTCAGGCGTCATCCCTGCTACACGCTGCTGCTCGGCAAACTGCTTGAAGAACTTCTCGCCACCCGCCCGGTTGTAGTCCTTGACGATCTGCGAAAGCTCAGTCCTTTGGAAGTCCTTGTATTCTTTGCGAAGCTCCTTGGCCCTGGCCAATGAGGCAGGGTCATCCTTCTGCGCGTCAAGCGCCTTGATCTCGGCCTTGTAGGCGTTGTCTTTTTCCTTGGCGGCTTGGTAGTCCGCTTGCAGTTTCGTCAGGTACTCCGGCTGCTTGCGCTTCTCGGCTTCTTCGGCTTCGAGCTTGGCCTTTTCTTCAAGCGCAGCTCTGCGCTGATCTTGGGCAACTTCGTCTAGCTTTCTACGCGCAAGCCCCTGCTCACCACCACGCTCAACGAAGCGGCCCACAGGCGACAAGCCAGCGCCAAGCACGGCACCACCAATAAAGCTGTCGATGTACTCCTCACGAGCGCCTGGGTCTGAAATCGAAAGACCTGCTTGCAGGCGCTCAAAGTACTGCTGACCAGCTTCGGTCAAGCCTTCAATACCGGCGGTGCGCGCGCCAGTCTTAGCGTAGTCAGCAAAAGTCTGCTTGAAACCTTGCTCGGCAATGCGCTTGGCTTCGGCCTCGGTGATGTCTTTACCAACCGACCTAAACAGGTTGCGCACCAGCGGCAGCGCCTTCAAACTGACAATATCAAGCGCAGCCTGGGGGACGGCAGCGGCTGCGGCAGCAGCACCGCTAGCCCGCTCAAGCGACACCTCCTCACCACGCTCCTTTTGGGCTTCCAGTTGGCGAGCAAGGTTGGTGCCAGTGAACTGCGCCAGAGATGCCAAACCAGCACCGGCAGTGCCGACGATAGGTGCAGCCGCACCAAGCGGAATAGCCGCAGCACCGGCGGCAACAGGTGCCAACATGTACGGCAGCGACCCGCCAAGGAGTTCGCCAAACTTGGTGAGCGGTGCCTCAGTCCAACCTTTTTCGGTGGGACGGAAAATGCCCCGAGCAATATCTTCCTGCTCGGCCTGATACCGCTGGGCGTCCTTCTCGTTTATGAAGCCGAGCTTGCCGCCAAGCAACGCGGCCTCACCCCTTATCGATTGAGCAGACGCCTTGAAGGCCGCGCCAAAACCAGACTCAGGCTCGCGCTCAGGCTCACGTCGAACAAAGGCTTCAGGGTATTCCCTACGCGCACGCGCAAATGCCTGCTGCGGGGTTTCGCCCTCCCGCACTGTGACGTAACTGCCGTTTGGGAGGGGTACGTACTGAGCCATGTTCTGCAGCGATTAGGGGAGGACAGGTGCGCCAGCGGGTGGCGCCGAAACGGGTCGAACGCCTATACCTTGAATGTAGGCATTAACCGCATCATAAGCGTCCTTGTTAGATTTCTTCAACATTTCCAATGCACCTGGAGTTGAAAGTAGTTTGCCTGCAAGCGTGGCCATTGCCTGCTCACTGGTCTTGGCCTGCTGTACAAAAGTAAAGCCTTCTTTGACGTCACCGTTGCCCAACGCTGCGTACAGTTTTTGTTCAGGTCCAGGCAACGTAGCAAGTTCCCGACGGAGATCGGCGTCGGCTTTGGCAAGCGCCTCTCTGCTACCAATATCAATTTTCTGCATGTACTCGCGGTGGGCAAAATCAAGTCTCTGCCGTTTATCTGCCGCTTCGATTTCGCGCTCTTTAGCGAAGAACCCTGCGGCAAGTTGACCTCTCTTAAGCCCCAGGTCTTGTTCGGCGCTAAGGAAGTAACGCTCACTGGCTGTCTGCTGCTCGTCGGCCCGCTCCATACGGTCCAAGGCTTCTTTGGTGTCGCCTTTGGCTTCCAAGCGCCGAGCTTCTTGGATGTTGGCCAGTTGCAGATCACGCTGCTTACCGGCTTCTTTGAGTTTAGAAACCGCCGCTTGGTACTCCTTGGCACCGATGTTAAAGCCCTTGGCGATATTGACCAGGGCGTTGGGCGACTCTCCAGAAGCCACAGCCAATCCGGCGCTGATAAGCCCCCAGGCGCCAGCTTGACTCATTTCTCTTTCTGCACCTTCGGCCTGCTTTTTCAGCAACGCCTCAAGCCCAGCCTGTGCTGGCTCAGTGGGCGTGGCTTCTTCGCGCCGTGCCTGAGCAGTCAGCCTGCGGGCGTCTTCCCGTATGCGCTGTTTCCTAAGTGCCTCCTCATATGCGCCTGTGGGCAGGAAAGTCCCCGCCACATCCATTGCGCCTTGCGGCGTCAACGCAGACATAAACTCACGCGCAGTAGGCGCTGTTCCGGGAGCACTCGTAGCCGCTCCAGCAGCCGTGCCAGGAGCCGTTGGACGTTGTGCGGCAACACCAGGGGCGGCACCAGGGGCGGCACCAGGGGCGGCACCACCAACAGGCGCACCTCTTTGCGCTGCAGCAACCTGACCGGCTTGAACTTGAGGCATGCGAGCGCCCCGTTGCTCAGCTTCCGGGCCGTACGCAGCCTCAATATCCTCGTAAGGCACGGGCATAGAGGCCAAAGAAGCCGCCGTCAACGCCGTTTTTTCAGGCGTCGGTTGTTTTTGCGGGGCGGGTGGTTTAGCCCGAGCACGTGCTTCTGCGTCTAGCTTTTCGTAAAGCGCGGGGGCTTTCTCACGGATCACGTCCTTGATACCAAGAAGACCATACTGCTTAAGCGCCTTGAGTTGCGACTCCGTCAATGACGGAAGCAGTCGATCAATAACCGCAGCAGTCTCTACGTCCGTGTCGGTTTGCTCCATGAACAAGCCTGGAATACCTGCACGAGAACCGTATGTAGTAGACAGGTCGCTACGCAGTCGAGCCTCACTAGGCCCAAAAAAGCTCTGGTATAGCCGACCCATGCTGCGACCAAAAGGCGTAGTGCCTCCCTCATCAAACCGCTGCACCGCACCGCCCTCGGCCATGCGCACGACAGGCTCGCTGCGTTGGGTAAAGTCAAACATGCCGCCGCGAGAGAACGCGTCTTCAGCGGTGTCCGAGACGCCGCCTTCGGCGTAACCTGCGATACCACCATCAGCCATGCGCTCCATGTTGGGTGCTTGCAGTCCGGCAATACCGGGCGCTGGCTGGGGCTGCTGACCCATCGCCATGAGGGCTTGATCTGCCACCTTGGGTTGAGGCTGGGCCATTTGCGCCTGAGCGGCTTGACGCATCTTCTTTCGCGCCATGTCCTCAGCAATCACCATCGGGAAGATGTACGGGTCTTGCTTGTACATCTGCGCTACGCGCTGCAATGCCTGATCCGGCATCATGCGCAGTTGCTCAGTGAACTGATTGACGTTCGGAATCATGCTCAACGCCCCATGTTGTAGATTGCCAGATCAGCCAGACCTGCGGGTTTCTCTCGGTACTCGGCGTCCTCGACTTCGCCGCCACCCTTCATACCAAACAGCTTGCTTGCGCCCAGAGCGGCGGTGCCCAAACCAGCAACTTGAGATATGGCAGAAGGCGGCTGCTGATACAGCGCCGAGCCAGTCTGCGTCAGTGGCACGCCACGGATGATGTCGGACATGAAGCCCAACTGCTTGTACGGGTAGTTCTGGTAGTTGAGGAAGTCTTGGTACTGAGCGCCCAAGATGTCCTGCATGCGCTGCTGTTGCTGCTGACCGTACTGAGCCTGCAACTGGTTGAGCGCAAGGTTCTGGCCAAACTGCGTCTGACCCAGACTGCCAAGTTGTTGCGCTGACTGAAGCGCCGCTTGCAGACCCTGCAACCCCAGACCGGCGCCATACTGACGTGACTGCTCGCCAAGCTGCGCAGCGGCTTGACCGTACTGAGCGCCGAGCCCTGCTTGCTGCATCAGGTTGCCGTAGCCAAACTGACGAGACTGTTCAGCGGCTTGCTGCGCCTGCATCCGAGCCTGTTGGTTGGCCATCTGCGCCTGGAGCCGAGCGCCTTGCTCGGCGTTGAACTGCTGCTGTGCTTGCTGATACGCGGCCTGCAATCCTTGGGCTTGGATGCCCCCCATCTGCGTGGCAAGGTTGCGTTGCGCTTCGGCGTTCTCGATGGCTTGACGCGCACCACCAAACGCACCGGCACGGGCGTACTTCTGACCCCGAGCAGTAGCGGCGATGTCCGCTTGGCGCTGTGCTTCGCGCTGCTGAACGTCCACCACGCTCTGCATGTACGGAGACATAAAACTTTGAGCCGCGTTGGGATCGGCAAACGTCTGCGTGCCAACGCCAGAAGCCGTGAACGCTGTGGGCGTGTATGCGCCCAGCCCCTGGTAGAAGTTGCCAAACTGGGAAGGCTGATACTGGTTGTAAGCCAACGCCCGAAGACCTGCGGTGCCTGCCAGGGCCGAAGCATCGGCCAACTGAGGAGCCGCCTCCATCGCCTGGGCACCGGCAAACGCCTGCTGCTGCAGCGGGGTGAACTGAGCAAACCGCTCACCCATGTACTGCTGGTACGGGTTGTACTCAACGTCGGTTAGCGCCTCGGCTTTACCGAGCAGCGCCTCTGCATAAGGTGCGACGACAGGAGCAAAGCCTGTCTGGTACTGCTGTACTTGGTACGGGGTGGGATCAGCCATGATGCTTCCTTATGCGGGCAAGTATTGCTCGGCCTTGGTGTTCTTGGCCACCTTGCCTTTGCCGGTTGTCTTGGCGCGTGCACGCTGCACACGATCCATCATTGCGTAGAGTTTGCGAGCGCCTGCTTCGGTCGAGCCGTTGCCAATTTCAGAGACGATCCGGGCGGGCACCACGAACTCACCATCGGCGAGGCGCGCGGGTTGCCGGTTACCAATCGTTGCCGGGATGCTGTCAGAGACGCCGTCTCCCGGGCCGCGCAACAGGCGCCCACCATCGGAGTAGCCGCCCAGGTTGTACTGCTGGACGTTGCCACCACGAGCAGCGGCAGACGCGATGTCCATCAAACCGCCTGCTTTGCCGCCAGGAACATCCGTGTTACCGGTTCTGCCACCGCCGGTGGTTTCTGTCCAACCCTTGCGGCCTTCTTTCTGGCCAAAAGTCTCCCAGTGGTATCGGGCGTAGGCGTCGGCTGTCATGCCAGTAGCGCCCTTGAGCCATTCTTGGTACACGTCGGGGTTGGCCTTGAAGTACGACTCGGTGTTGCCAACAACAGGGTTGCCTGCCTGATCGCGGATGGGTGCGTTGGCCGTAGAGGGCGTGCGCTCAACGAACTGGGGGTTTCTCACATACCGCTGCGTTGCAGGATCAAAAATCAAACGCTTAGCCTTGATGTTCTCAGGCGCACCGAGGACGGCCTCGGCGTACGGACGCATCAACTCACCAGTGGGCGTGAACGGCTTGACCGGGTACGCGCCACGGCCCATCAAATAATCGTAGGCTTGGCTGCTGCCGCCCTTCAAATCGCTGAAGCGGAACTCGTTGTAGGCAGCGCGGGCCTGCATTTCCGGGATGCCCTTGCCGCGAGCGAAGGCAACAACGTCGCCGTACAGCGCGTTGGGATTCTGGGTCAAGTAGCCTTTCAGTTCAGCAAAGGCTTGGTTCTGCGTGTAGGTGCGGTCAGTCGGCTTGATGTCCGTGATGACCGGCATCTTGGTAGAGCCGCCGCCTTGCTCGTAGGCGCTCTTTACCTCACTCATCGTGGGTGCCGTGGGCTGGAACGGCGTGCCGAGCGTAACCCTGGGATCACTGATGACCGGAGCGGCGGGCAAATCTGCCGGGGTATAGGTGGTGTCTGCACCTGAAGTTACAGGTGGAGGAGGCGTGGGTCTGTTCGGCGCAGACACGCCAATGTCGCGTTTGATCTGCCGAATCTGTGCCTCAATCTCAGGCATCGACAGACCGGCCTCATATCGACCCATCCAGTAATTCAGACCTTCTGTCTCGGCCTCGCGGTTCAAAACATTGCGGTAAATATCGTTGATTTGACTACCAATTTCATCGGTAGGCTTAGCCGCAGCGTAGTTATAACCAGCCGGAGCCGTGCCCGAGATGGTGGCGGGCGCGTTTGGGTTGGCAGCAACGGCGCTGAAGTTGTAACCTTGCGTGCTCAGAGGCAGGGGGGTGGGTTGGGCCACAGCGCGAGCAGCGTCAATCTGTTGCGCCAACATGGGGTTGGCGGCGCGGGTTTGGTTGACCACATCGTTAAAAGAACCAAGCCCCTGTCCCATCCAGTACTTGATGGCCTCTTCGTCGGGGTTGGTGACAGCCAGCGGGTTGCTCTTGTAGGCTTGCAGCACTTGCTCACGGGTAGCCAGAGGCGGTGGTGTACCGCCATCGGCAAGGGCCACGATCCCGCTTGATCCCATCAATCCACCACCCGCCGCATATACAGGCTCTTGCGGAATATACGTACCGCCGTAGGGATCAAACGTGTAGCCGCGATACATGCCACGGTTCTGGGCAATGCTGGGCAAACCAACATTTGGCGGCGCGAGCATCTGCTCCGCTGCCGGAGCCAGGGCGTACATGGCGGGGCGAGCCAAAGATGAAAACCCACCAATCGGGCCAGGGGCGCTCTTAAGCGCCTGGAAACTTCCCGCTGCCTGCTCCATAAACGGCTTGGCGGCAAAGTCTGAGTAGGCTGTCTTTGCGGCGTTTTGAACAAACTGATTGGCAGCTTCCCCAACTATGGGTTCTGCCATACCTTGCGCCGCAGCAGCGTTTATTTCCGCCAACCTTGTGCCAGCAGTTTTTGCAGCATCCGCTGCAGCCGCAGAGGCCCCCGCGCTTTCAGCACCGGTAAAGGCCGCACCCAAGTTAGCGCCGCCGTAAGCGCCAAGACCGGCCATGATGCCTTCTTTGAGACTTCCTTTGGCAAGACCTGCTACGGCACCAACGGTCAAACCAGCCTGCATGGCCGACATCAAGCCTAAACCTGCAGGGCCAAGCGCAAAGCCTGCCACCATTGGCAGTATCGACTTCAACAGCCCCTTGAGGCTAAAGGCTTCGGGCAGGCCCGTTTCCGGGTTGATGGTCAGTGAACCGCCGTGCTTCAGCGCCAGAGCATGCAGCCCCGCGACTTCTTCGGGGGCCATGTGCACCAGCATGGTGTCACCGTTGCGCCCCTTGGACGCCATGTGGTCGGCTAGTACAGCAAGGCTCATACGGCCTCCAAGAAAAGGGTTGAAATCATTTTAGGTCGTTTGGGTGCTTAGCGGCTAATCTCTTCCCAGTCCAGAGAGCCAAGCACCTGATCCCCGTTGGATGCAGCCGTGCAAGCAAGCGTCAGTTCATACGCAGTGGCGGTGAACGGATCGCGCTCCAGTTGAGAAGCGAACAACGCTTCCTTCAAAATGTCAACGCTGTTGGAACCCTGATTGGAACCCTGAAAGAAACCCGTTGCCAGAATCCGACCGGTGCCCACGGTGAACGCCGTGCCGGTGATGTTGTACTCAACTGCGGAGTTTGTGCCTGCGCTGACCCATGTCCCGCCCGTTGTGGTGCCAGATGCCACAACCTCCCACTTGTAGTTGGCGTTGTTGGTGATGCCCAGAATAGATATAGCCGTCAGGATGGCAATCGCGTCAAGGCGGGCTGTCTTCAAACGAATCGACACTACAGGGTAGAACGTCCCGGCAGTGGTCAGTGTGCGGGGACTTGTGATGGTGTTACCGGCAGACAACTGCGCACCGCGCAACTCGTAGCCGCCTTCAGAAATCACGGTCGAGCACACCTGTTTGAGCGTACTTGCGCCGGTGGTCGCCGCCACATTGGTCATCTCGTACCGCAGCGGCAAAGAAGCGGTGGTGATGTAGGTGGTATTGACCAGATTGGCGTGGTCAAAGTTGTGGCACGGGACAAATGCCCCGTTGATGATGAAGCCCGTGCGGACCGTACCAAGACCAAGCCACTCAATATCAAGGTACAGAATCTGTGCCTTAGAAGAATCCAGCGTCAGGCCAGACGGGCCGGTGCCGTCCAGTGGGTCTTGGTTCCAATCTGCCTGCGCCACACGGGTGTTGATCGGAGCGCCTGTCACGCTGCTGCGCTCGACCATGTAGTTGGTTGAGCCTTCGCGTTCAAAGTAAATGCCGTTGGCCGCACCGTAATAGCCCGCACGTTGACGCAGATTGGCCTTGGCTGTACCAAACACAAACGTGTTCATAACCAACAGGCTCTTACCCGGCTGATACGAAAAGACTTTGATGGTTTCTCGAATGATCTGGTCACCACTGGCCGAGCCAACCGTCAGGTCCATCAGACCTTCATTGGCGTTAAACGTTGCCGCTGCGGTGCCGGTTATGCTGTTGACCCACAGGTTGTTGTCCGCATAGCGATGGGATGAGTCGAACAAGGTCAGCGGGTTGCTGACCCGCAGCCGCCCAAAGGCGTCTACGTTGGTGCCACCGATGGAGATTGGGATGGGAGAAGTTGTAGCCACAATCCGCCTCAGTATTGCGTCAAGCCGGTTGAAGTACAGACGCAGGACGTTGTTGAACTGCTCGTGATAACGCGACTCGTACGCAGTTGGCGCCAACGGCAGGTTTGGGGGTGCAGGGACGGTTGCATCTTCAATTAGCAAACTCATGGTCAACGCCGCCCAT